TAATTTAATTAATTTAATTAAAAAAATAAATTTAATTAAATTTTTGTATATATTTGTATCCGCATAAGACATAGTTAAAGGTTTAACTGGTATCGCTCCTAAGTTTCTACTTGGGAGCCTTTTTTTGCTTATTTGTCAAGTTATAGCTTTACGACAGGGGGAGGACTTGCGTAGTTTGACTACCAACAATTAACAAATTTTGTTACAAGTCTATATAAATCAGTAACATATTTGCCCTAATTCCATTACAACATTTTACATATTGCACCTAAAACATTGTACAATGTTACCAATTTGGTTACAAAAGTTCGCTAATAGTAAACTTTATCAATCATAAAAGTTACCCAATAAGGCAACTTTGAGCCGAATATGATTGATAACCGGCTCATTTATGATTTAAAAAACCCCATGTCATTCTAAAACATGGGGCTAAACTACTAAATCTACAAACTATGATAACCACCGTAAAAATACAATTATTTTTCAATAAATTTCTTTTTTACCAAGTTTAGCTTTGCCCTGTATTCTAGGATTAAGCCTTTTAGCTCATCTTTTGTAGGTTTTGCTGTTTGCCTAGCTGTTTCTCTTAAATAATCTACCACAGCATTATTTTCTTCGTGTAATTTGTATTCAAACTCTTCTATATTACCAGTTTTAAAGTAATTACATTCCATACATTGTGGTCTGCAATTTTGTTCCATCCATCTAGTACTTAAATTCGACCTACCCATAAAATGACCGCATTGTATTTCTGCAATCATATGTTTTTTACCACAAGTATAACATTCAACCATACCTGTTTTATCTGCATATCTATTTCTAATGTATTGACTAAATACATGGTCAAGGTCTTGAACAAGATTCTGAAAACTTTCTGTATCATCTTCAAATTCTTCCATTCTTTTTTGCGTAGAATGTACGGTGGCGCATTGTTTACACATCTTTTTGGAAAACCAATAATCAATATTGCCACAATTAACACAACGCTTTTTCTTTGTTATTATTGTACTATTGTATGCCATCTTTTTTTATTTTATTTCTTTCTTGATTTTTAATTACTGGTTTATTTAATTTTTCTTGACCTTTTTTACTAATGTATAACATCTGTATGTCAAAGTAAAAATCTTCTTTATCATCTTTAGTTAAGTCAGGATGATTTTTAATCCTGTGCATTATTTCATCTTCGGTTATCCATCTTTCCATTTGTGTAGTTTGTTATTTATAAATCTATATTTGCCAATATATTTTCCTTCTTTCCAAACTTCAATAACTAAATCTAATCTTTTAGCCATTTCGTATATTAGTTCTTTGTTTTCCATTTGCAAAGCTAATTAATCAAAATTAAATAAAAAAATAAAATATTTAAAAAATATATTTTGAAATATGAAATAATAGCTTTTATTTTGTGCATTAATCAAAAATCAAATAAATGGCAAAAGTTAAAACTGATGTAAAAGATGAAATTCTTTTATATTTAGAAACTGAGGAAAGAAACCTAGCTTGGTTGTCTAGAAAGACAGATATACCATATGGTAGTCTTTATTCTATTTTTATACATAGAATAATGGTTTTGTCAGATTCAAATCTAGCAAAAATAAACAAAGCTTTAGATACCGATTTTATTAACGATTAAATAAATTCTAAATGGCTCGCCCAATAAAGAATTACTGTGATTATTTCCCTCACGATAGAGATATGCGAAACCATAGAAAGGTTAAAGCTATTCGTACAAAGTTTGGAGTTACTGGCTATGCTATATGGTCTATGACTTTAGAATATTTGACAGGCATTGATGGTAATGTTTTAGAATATTCAGATGTAGAATTTGAATTAATGGCTGGTGATTTTGGAGTTTCTGCCACAGAAATACGGGATGTACTGGATTACTGCATTAAGTTGGAGATGTTATTCCTAAATAATGGCTTTATTAACTCAGAATCACTTGATGAAAGACTAGTACCTGTTTACGAAAAAAGAGGTCGCAGTAAGGATAATAGTAAGAAACAACAGCGTGTGAACGGTAAATTTGTTAGCATTAATACCGTTAGTAACGGAGTTTCTGTGGCAGAAAAACCGCAAAGTAAAGTAAATAAAAGTAAAGTAAAAGAAACTATACCAAGTATAGAGGAGTTTTTGTCTTTTTGCAAGGATGATATGGTAAAGAATAATATGAATTTCAATTTGTACGAATACTCGTTAAAATCAAAATACGAGTCTTGGGTCGAAAATGGGTGGAAAGATGGTCATAATAACATAATAAAGCTATGGAAGTCTAAAATTCGCAACACTATACCACATTTAAGACCTATGCAGACACTTTCTAATAAAAGTGGAGGGAAGTATCAAAATGAATTAGAAACCGCTAGAAACGCCTTTAAACCAATTTCTGAATAATGATAACAATTTTTAAAAACATCTTTTCTAAGGAACCAAATTACATTTCTGTTGAAGCCGCGTTAAAAAGAATACAAGAAGGTAAAAGTAAATCAACCGTATCTGAAATTAGAGGAACAATTGATAAAGAAAAAGCAAATAAGATAAAACTTAACCTTCCTTCGGTGTGTTTTAGTGGTAAATTTGGCCCTGATAGAACTGATGCTCAGTTAATTAAGCATAGTGGGTATATAGTTTTGGATTTTGACAATGTATTTGAGCTTAGAGATAAGCAAAATGAAATTATTTCACATCCATTTGTTTACGCTTGTTGGATTAGCCCTTCTGGAAATGGACTAAAAGCTTTGGTAAAAGTAGCAAATGGTGAAAAACATAGAGAACATTTCCAAGCATTACAAGAAGTGTTTCCAGAAATTGACCGAAGCGGAATTAACCAAAGCAGAGTATGTTATGAAAGTTACGACCCCGAAATTTACATAAACGACAAGGCTGAAATTTTTAAGAAGATTAAAAAAACCGAAAAGGTTGTTGTTTATGAGAAAAACGATGATGACCAAAAAATATTTAAGAATGTTTTGACTTGGTTATCTAATAAAAATGAGGCTTTTGTTACGGGAGAAAGAAATAATTTTATATTCAAGTTAGCTTCAGCTTGTTGTCGTTTTGGTATTAATGAAACTGCAGCAAATTCTATGATTCATATGGAATTTATTACCAATTCAGAGTTCACAAAAAGCGAAGCAGATAGAGCAATACGTTCTGCATATAAGGCAAATTCAAAAAACTTTGGAAGTGCATCATTTGATAAAGAAATATTAGTTGATAAAGTTTCTAGAAAGGAAATAGAGGTAGAGAAAGCTGTATTTGATGAAGGATTAAAACTGAAAGATGTTATTTATGGAATTGATGTAAAAGAACAAGCTTTAAGAATTTATGATGAAGGGTATGCTAAAGTAGATGGTATCGGAGTCCCCGATTTGGATGACAAGTTTAAACCAAAGAGAGGAGAGATTACAGTTCTTACTGGTATTGGTAACTATGGTAAATCTTCGTTTAAAAAATGGTACCAAGCTATGCGTATAATGCTATACGGAGAAAAGTTTGCTACATTTTCACCAGAAGATAACCCACCAGAAGAATACTACCATGATTTTGTAGAGATTATTTTAGGATGTGATTGTAGTCCTGCAAATCCACATAGACCATCTAAGCAAGTTTATGAATATGTTTACGATTTAGTATGTAAGCATATATTTTATGTTTATCCTAAAGATGTTTCACCTACTCCACAATATGTGATGGAAGTATTTTTAGAGTTAATTGTGAAAGAGAATGTTGATGGCGTAGATATTGACCCTTTCAACCAATTGACAAACGAATATCAAAAATTTTCAAGAAGTGATAAATATCTTGAATGGGTATTGTCTGTATTCTCAAGATTTGCGCAGATAAATAATATTTTCTTTTGGATAATTGCTCACCCTGTTAAAATGGTAAAAGCATCTGATGGCAACTATCCTTGTCCTGATGTGTTTGATTTAACTGATGGTGCAATGTGGAACAATAAACTAGATAATATCCTTGTATATCATAGACCCTTTGCTCAAACAGACCCTAGCAATCCATCTTGTGAATTTCATAGTAAAAAGATTAGAAGACAAAAGATTGTTGGTAAGAAAGGATTTATTTTATTTCAAATGTATTTTCAAACTAGAAGATTTTTATTCAATGGATTGGATTCATTACAAAAAATTATAAATGATAAAAATATAATTTTAAGACCCGATGCGTCAGTACAAAAAACATTTGATAATTGGACACCTTACAAAGATGATAATGGAACAGAAATTAATTTTTAATAATAAAACAAAACACAATGATTAGAATTTCAGTAATCGG